ATGTAGAATATGAATCCGGTCGAAGATTAAGGCTTGATACTGCTGTAAGAACTGCTTTGAACGGCGGGAGATCAAGATTAGCACTTGAAGCAGCTAGAATAAATGGTGAAAAATTCGGAGCAGATGGCATGGAAATTTCGTGGCATTCGGCACCAAGGCCATCACATGAATTTATGGGTGGACAACAATATAATATGGGTACGTTTAATCGAGATATAGTGCCTTTTTTGATGGAAGCAAATTGTTATCATCATGCGTTCCCGATAATTTTGGGTATTTCTATGCCTATTTTTACTCAAGAAGAAATTAAAGAAATGAATGCAAAAGACAGGGAATTAATGAGATATGGAGACAAAACATATACTAAATATGAAGCTGTACAAGTTCAACGAAAAATAGAAGCAGCAATCCGGAGAGAAAAAGACAGAGTAACAGCTTTTAAAGCAGCAGGTGATGATGAAGCTGCTAAAATTGCAAGAGCAAAAGCACGAGTATTAAATAACCAATATAAAACATTTAGTCAAGCATTAGGGTTAGACATGTATCCTCAACGTACAGCAGGCGTGCTTTAATGAGAATCATTTTTTTTAATTAAGCAGGTGATTAAAATGCATTTAACATATGATAATTATGTAGAACTTGGATTTGACATTATCCCGGAAGAAAATTTTGACAGATTCTCTGTAATGGCAAGTCTTTATGTGGATCGTATAACCATGAATCGGTTGTATTCTGAAAAGCCAAGTTATAATAATCTTTTAGGCATAGCTGAAATAGCTGATTTTTTTTACAGAGAATATCAAGCAGATTTGTTATTACAAGAACAGTTAGCTAGCAATAACGGAAGATTAATCAGCGGATTTAAAAATGATACCTATTCTGAAAGTTATGCAGTTGATACGCGTAGTGAATCAGATAAAATAGCAGATAGAAATGCTAAATTGCGTGAATATCATAAATATTTTCAGTTATCACAACTTTATAGGGGATTCAGATAATGTCCAAATTATTAGGTGCACATCAAACTATGACTATTTGGAACAAATATCGCAATGATGGGCTAGATGCTTGGCAAAGACATATTGTGCCTGATTGCACATGGAGAAAAACTTCAATTAAAACTATAAGTGCCTCTGGAATAGCTAATATTGCCGATTATATTGTTGTGTTAATAAGTGACAATAAAAGCTATATGACTTTTGATGATTGGAAATTGTTAAGCGATGACGGGAAAAAATACTTTTTTACCATTCAAACTGGAGATTTAGTGGCATTGGGCAAATATAGTATTGAAATATTGCTTGATTCTCCCTATAGAGAAATCGAAGTCAAGGAATTGCTTAAACCAGATGTCATAAATATTAAAAGTTTTAGGGTCAATAACTTTGATCATATGTTAGGTAAACATATAAAATTAGAGGGGGTTTAAAGTGATTGAATGACGACTCAGAATATTGATGTCAAGTTTAAATGGAATATAGCTCCAATACAATGGATAAAAAATAATATAACTAAAAATGAGTCTTCAGTTACCCATATGGCTGTTACATGGCATAAACTTTATTTTGATTTTGTCCCCTTTGACAATGGAGATTTAGCGAAAAATATAGCAATTACGGTTAAAAATGGTAATAATGCATCTATAGCGCATACTATGCCATATGCTCATTGGGTATATGATGGAACGAAGCGAAATAAAGGAATTTATAAGAAACGATTTCACCCTTTAGCTTCGAAAGAATGGGATAAGGCAGCTAAAGCTGCGGGACGAGATAAAAAATTACTAGAAGAGATGAAAAAGTACATCAAAGGTAAATAAAGTTTTGTAAATGGGATGATTTATATAACAATTAATAAGGATTTAAATTTATTCAATTGGCTAAAGACTAATCCTTTGCTAACTGATACTTTAAAATTTGATTTTCTTGGAGCTGATAATAATAGTTGTAGTATATCACCTATTCCTGAAGATACTACAATAAAAACTTATATAGACGGTACTAAAGTGAAACAATATTCGTTCGCTTTACAATCGTCTTTTTCAGTTTCTGAGAATACAGATATGATAAATATAGAAAATATGAAAGTTTTAAGGTCTTGGCAAGATTGGCTAAGCGAACAAAATGGAATAAAAAACTTTCCAGATTTTGGAGAAAATTGTGAGATTTATAAACTAGAAGTATTGTCCAATCCACAAATGTCGCAATTCTTTGAAAACGGGATTGCCACATATCAGTTCTTTTTAAGATTAGAATATATCGAATACAAGAATAATAGAAAAGGAGAAAAATAAAAATGGCAGTATTAGACACAACAATAAGATGGCAAATAGCTGATTTTATAAATGATGCACCTGGTGATGCAATTCCTGAATGGAAGTTTTGCGGCCCGGGATTTACTCAATTAGATGAATCGCCAAACGCTCAAACAGATACTACGGCTTATATCTCAGATAGATCGGCAACTACAATAACAACATCTTATCAAGGCGAATTTGCATTTTCAATTGACCTAATAACATCTGAACCGTCAATTATATCAATCTACAAGATAGGCAGGAATCAATTGACTGGTTCAGCGGCACAAGTAGAATATGTAAGAGTGGAATCTTTTTGGCCAAGCGACGAGATATCTGTTTTCCCCGCTAGAAAATTTTTAGTAACGGTAGTTGTTTCTGATATTTCTGGCCCCGGTGCGGAAAAAATTACCATGAGCGGAACACTAAATCAAATGGGTGATTTTACAGACGGAACATTTAATATCGATACAAAAGAATTCATACCAGGCGAGAGTGATTTGTCGGTATCTGGTTTATTAGGCGGGAAACCTAACGGTTATTAAGAAAGGAATGCTAATCAATGCGTGTATTACATTTTGAAGTACCTGATTTCAAACAATTTGTGATAAATAATTATCAGTTTAAATTGTTAAAATCAGATATGGATATAATTACAAGATCAACAGAACTGCAAAATAAATATGCATATTTTACCGATAAAGAAAAATTTGATAAGGATGACCCTAAATCAATCCCTTTAATCCGGGACGCAGTCTTAGAAATTGCTAATTATATTAACGAAACATTAGAAACAGTTGCAAAAGTAATAACAAATGATAATGGAGATATTATTCAGGTTGTAAAAACATATGAATCGGGAGAATTAACAGCTATTAATGCAATTTTTGGTAATGTTCCCATTGGTATGATAGATACTATCTCGTTATTAGGGTTTATCAATACTGAAGTTATTAAAGAGTATAACGCAAGTACTGTTAAAAAATACGGTGAGCAGGAAGAAAATGTAGATTTAATTGAAACTGATTCAGATGAAGAATATGTACAATAACTTTACATTGTCAATAAATAACAAAGGAAATCTATTCCCTACAAAAATAATTTGTGACGGCGAAGATTATAATATTAATTCGGACTTCCGAACAATTCTAAAAGTATTACGATTAAATGAAGATCAAGAAATATTCCCTCAACAAAAATGCTTAATGATGTTGAAATGGTTTTATACTAACAAATATCCAAATGATTTGCAAAAAGGCATTGAATCATTGTTTGGATTTATTTGTAATAATCCAATTGATGATGATGAATCTAAAAAACCACCTCAATATGATTTTGAATATGATGCGGAAGAAATATATATAAGCTTTTTAAAAGATTATGATATTGGTTTAGTTGAAATCGATTTTTTACATTGGTACAAGTTTCGCACAATGTTAAGGAATTTATCTGAAGAAAGCCCATTAATGCAACGTATTAGGCTTCGTTTCCTTGATCTAAAGGATTACAAAGGTAAAAGAAGAGCTGAATTGAGCGAAGCAAAGAAAAAAGTGCAAATACCTGAAAAGATTAATAAAAAAGATAAAGAAGCTAAAGATAATTTGTTCAAAAGATTGCAAAATTGATAATGTAAAGCAGGTGATTTAATATAGCAGCGGGGACAATTGAAATTTCGACTGTTCTTGACACAGCCGAATTAAAATCGGCAATGGATGGGTTGGGTAACTTAATAACAAAAGGTGCAGCAGCAGTAGCAGGGGCTTTAGTTGCCATTGGTACTGCAAGTTTAAAAACAGGCATGGATTTTGAACGAGAAATGAAAAATCTTCAGGCTATAATGGGAATCACTGGCGAAGCGGCAGAAATTGAAATGGCACAAATATCTGAAGGGATTCGTAAAGTTGCTGTAGATTCAGGAAGTAGTGTTATTGAAATAGCTGCTAATGCAAAAATGTTAGCGGAAGCAGGCGGCGATGTTAATTTAATGATGGCTCAATTAACTCATGGCGTTAATTTAGCGAATGCAACTCAAACAGATATGGCTACAACATTAGATTTTCTTGGTTCAACAATGAAGACATTTGGCATAGAAGCAGATGATACACAATCTGTAGTTGACAGTTTTGCTCTTGTAACATCACTCGCCAATGTCGAATTATCACAATTAGGCGAATCTTATGTAAACGCGGGTGGATCTGCCGCTCAAGCTGGACTGAGTATAGATGATGTTAATGCAGTTTTAATTACGTTTGCGAATGCTGGTTTAAAAGGTGGTGCAGCTGGAACTGCTTTAAACTCTGTATTAAAAAATCTTAGAACCCCAACTAATACAGCTGCAAAAGAATTAGATAGATTGGGTATTGCACTATATGAAGCTAATGGCGAGAGCCGAGACATGTTTGATATTATGAGTGATTTAGAAGGTGCATTGTCAAACATGACAGATGAACAAAGAAGTCGTTCAGAGGCCATTATATTTGATTCAGTGGCTCAAAAAGGCTGGAATATGCTTATGGACGAAGGTATTGACGCAATAGTAGAGCTCAGCAGTGAATTAGCTGACTCTGTTAATGCTTTTGATGGCATGGGGCAAGCGGCCGGAATGGCGGCTATCCAATCACAAAGTTTAAGCGGGATGCTTAATAGTTTAAAGGCTCAGTTTACTGAAATGGGATTATTAATCTATGATCAAATGGAAAAGCCATTAAAAACAGCTTTATCTGGAGTACTTGCATCCATGAATGAATTAAGAGAGAGCATGGTGTCTGGCGGATTAAGTGATGCTATTGCGAAAATTGGTGAAGGATTTGCATTATTAGTTGAAGTGCTTGTAAAATTGGCAGTCATGGCATTACCTACGATTCTTGGTTTATTAGGCGGATTCGCAGATATTCTTGGACGAGTTGCGCTTGCAATCGTAGGCGTAATAGAAGCAATTGGTGATAAATTTATGTCACCTGAAATGGCTGATAATATCCAGAAGATTAATGAAGCTTTTGATCGGTTAAAAGCAGCATTGCCTGAAGGCGATTTAATTCAATTAATAGCGGATGCATTCACGATATTATTGTCTGCTTTAATAGATATAATCGTTACTGTTATTCCACCAATATTAGATTTTTTCACATGGATAGTAGATAATTTTAATACTATTGCTGGACTTGTAATCGCTGTAGCAACAGGTTTTGCGGCTTTTCAGATCGTGACAACTATAATCCCGCTAATAGCTGGATTAAGCGGGGCATTTGCAGGATTTCAGTTAATTCTAGCGGGCTGGTCATCAACGATTGCAATGGCGGGTGGCATATTGCCTGCTTTGGGTGGAGCAATAGCGGCCTTGGTTTCACCAATAGCACTTGTTATAGGAGCAATTGCAGCATTAGTTGCTGGGTTTATTTATTTTTATAATACAAATGAAGATTTTAGAAATAAAGTAAACGAGATTTGGGATAATATAAAAGAATTTATTGTAAATGCTGTTATTGTTATCAAAGATACTATAATTAATATAGCTGATTCTATTAAAGATGCTTGGGTAAATATGATGTCATTTTTAGCAGATATTGGTGTTATTGATCTGATAATTGATACTTGGAATAATCTGAAAGAAAGTATAGCATCAATTATTAATTCGATAAAAGATATATTTACTGGGTTAATTTCACACATGTCTGATTCGGGGGCTTTTGAAGGATTATTAAACGCATTTACGAGTATTTGGAATGCAATAAAAGATTTTTTTGCAACAGTCATTCCAGCGATATCAGAATTGTTTACAGAGCATTTTTCAGCGATTGCAGAATTTATAACTTTAGTGTTTACTGGTATTAAAAATTTCTTAGGCAGTATATTCTCGGTCATATTAACGATTATAGGGGTTTCATTATTTGGAATATTTGCATTCGTAACAGACATTTTTTCAGGCATTGCGGCTTTTCTTGAAACACATGGAGAAACTATTAAGACTATATTGATTGTTGCATGGGAATTAGCATGGGCTACAATTCAACCTATTTTAAATTTTATCAGCGAAGGTATAAAATTAGTCGGTGATATGGTAAAAAATACTGTTGATATGATATCAGGCATACTTTCAGGCGACTGGGCTAAGGCTTGGGAAGGTGCAAAGGGAATATTAGAAGCTACATTTAATGCAATTGATTTAATATTTCAAACGTTCAAACAAATTGCAATAAATACATTTAATGTTTTCAAAGATGATTTAATTCAATTATGGGAGACTTTAAAACAAACCGTAACCAATAAAGCTACAGAATTAGTAACCGGAGTTGTAGAAAAGTTTAATTCTATAAAATCAGATGCGATACAAGCGTGGGAAAATTTAAAAACATCTGTAATAAATATAGTGAATGAATTAGTTTCTTCAATTACTGAGTTTTTTAACGATTTGCCTTATTTGATAGGATATGCTATTGGGGTTGCAGCAGGGTTAGTAGTGGCAGGAATTGTAATAATGGCCGAAGCATTTATCGATTTTATAACTAATGATGTACCGCAATTTATTGATGGAATTGTAGAATGGTTTTCACAATTACCAGATAGAATAAATGAATGGTTAATTAATACTATTAATAATATAACTGAATTTTTCGTCAATATTGTAACAATGGCAGAATCTGAAACTCAAAGAATTATAGAAAGTATAATTACTTGGTTTTCTCAATTGCCTGATAGAATATCAGAATGGCTGACAAATGCTGCAAATATAATAAATGAGTTTTTTTCTAATCTTAGTACTGTTGCGGCCTCAGAATCACAAAGAATTATTGATAGTATAATAGAATGGTTTTCACAGCTTCCAACTAGAATATCGGAATGTTTACAAAATACAGTACAGCGATTTATTGAATTTTTTGCTAATATGGGAGCGACAGCTTCGTCAGAATCTCAAAATATTATTACAAATATAATAAATGCTTTTACTAATTTACCTAGTTTGTTAGCCGATATGGGAAGAAATGCAATACAAGGATTGGTTAATGGGATTCAAGAACGAGCGGGAGCCGCTATTGCTGCTGTAAGAGATATTGCGTCCGGAATAGCAGATGGCTTTAGAAGCGTTATGAATATGCGGTCTCCATCAAGAGTAATGCAAGAAATCGGAGAGTTTGTAGGTGAAGGTCTTGAAATTGGTATTGAAAATAGCGCAAAAAATATAATCGATTCCACTGAAGATATTGGTAATAATATAATAAAAAATTTGCAAGACACATCGGAAGAAACAGAAATTATAGGAAAATCATTTTTAAGTAATTTCGGGGATGGATTAACAAATACATCTGATTCTATAAAATCTATAGTTAATGATATCAGCTCTGCATTAGGTAAAGAATTTATGGAAAATCTTATTGATAATATGTCTGATGCATTTGAAAATGTCAAAAATATAATAAATCAACAATGGGATAATGTTAAGAGTATATCTAAAAGTGCTATTGATGAATTAAATACAAATTTAAAAGACACATTGAAAAGCATACAAGACAATTGGCGTTCAATATGGGAATCAATTAATAAATCATTTACGGAAACTTCAAACAGTATTAAAAATATAGCTAATAATATTGTTAATACTGTTAAGGACGCATTTAATAATAAATTGCAATATTTACAAAGTATAGACCTATATTCAATTGGGGCAAATATGATGCAAGGGCTTATGAATGGTATCATGAGCATGGCAAACAATATAATGAATTCAGTCCAAAACATAGCAAATAATATTATAAATACAATGCAAAGCATTTTACAAATAAGATCTCCTTCAAGAGTTGCTATGACAATAGGTAAAGATTTTTCGTTAGGAATAGCAATAGGATTAGAAAAAGAAGCAGGACAAATAGAAGATAGTATTAATAATATAACAGATAGAATGTCTGACATTGATTTTACAGATATGTTTGCTAAAGGTAAAATTAATATGCCAAACATGACATTGCCACCCGATAAATTTGCACAAATTATGGCAAGCGGAACACAAGCATCAACTAGTACATCTATAGATAGAGGAATAACAATTAATTTTAATAATTATGCTCCAATTAATTCAGAATTAGATATAGAAATGATAATGCAACGGATAGGAAATAGAGTCCGTGATGAAGAACGATCAAGGGGGTTAAACTAATTGACACCTAATAGTTTTAATATTAATACACCAAATTTAAATAGTTTTGATACATGGGGTATAAAAGTTATTATATACGATGTATTTAGTCCTAATAAGCGTAGTAGGCGGAAACAAATTCCGTTTAGACATGGTTCATATGACATGGGGTATGAAAAATATTATGATGACAGGAATTTAAGAATAGAATGTCATTTAACAAAAAAATTATCAAAGGCTGACTTTAGAGAAATAATATATGTTTTGTCTCAAAAAAGCAGCCTTTATTTTTGGGATGAGCCAGATAAATTTTATAGATGTGAATTATTTGATTCAGTGGATATTAATGTTTTCCCTCAAGAAATTGGACGTGTTTTTATATTGCCTTTTGTTTGTGAACCTTTTGCATATGGAAGAATGGAGACAATAAAATTTAATGCTGGCAAAAATCCTATTGAATATATAGGAACCGTGCAAACACCTACTATATTGATAATCAAAAATAATAATGATTTCCCAATTAGTAATATATTAATTACCGCTATAGAACAAATACGGGCTATAGGTTAGGAGGTAAGGAATGCAAGCAACACACCATTTTGAAGAAATAATTCTTAATACATTTAATAATGTAACAGCTATGGGATTAAGCCAAGGATTTGTAGCATTATTTGCTAGTAATCCTACTGATACAGGGATAGCAGGAATTGAAATAAATTATCCAGGGTATGCAAGAATTCCGGTAACTTGGACACCACCATATGAAGCGCAAAATAATAGTATAGAGATTGTTAATGTCAATGA